CTATCTCGTCGCGCTGGTCTTCCGGGCCTGCTTTTGGCGCACGTAGTCAGCCGTCTGCTGCTCTGTGGAATGCGCGCCCATAGCCCTGGCGGCCTGCATCCCCTCGCGGCTTTCCTTGTCTGTCAGAGCCTTGGCCCGAAGGTCGTGGAACTTCACATTGGCCACACCGGCGCGTTTGACGGCGCGCTTCCAGGCTGAACTGGCGCCGCTGTAGGTGTAGGGCTGGCTGTCCTGGGTGGTGATGACGTAGCGCAGGTTCTGGCGCTTCATGGAGCGTATGCGCTCGATGACTTCCTCCAGTCGCGGCGTCCAGGCGATGAGCACCTTGGCGCCGGTGGTCCTGGCCGTCTTGGCCGGCTGGAAATAGATGCCGTTGGCGTCGTCGATGTAGGGCGCCTCGATCTCGCCCTTGGCGTTGGTGGCCACGCGCTTGCTCCAGCGCAGATCCAGCAGGTCACCGATGCGCTGGCCGGTGAGGTAGGCCAGGTCGATCAGCGCACACGTCATGGCGCCCGACCTGGTGCGCTTGTCGTCGTCACCGTACATGGCGGCCACCTTGATGCGGCGCAGCTCGCTGTCGGTGATGTAGCGATCGCGCGCCTTGACGGACATGGTCTTGATGCTGTCCACCGGGTTGGTGCCAGGGTCGCGGAAGCCTTGCTCTTCAGCGTAGCGCATCAGTTCGCGCATCATGGAGCGGTACGCATTGTGGGTGCGCGGCCGGTCGCGGTAGGCCAGCAGGAACTCCTTCACATCGCGCGGGGTGATGTCGGCCGCGCGGAACTCGGCGAAGCGCTGGGCGATCTCGGTGGTCTGGTAGTCGTCGTTCTTGCGGGTCTTGGCGCTGTGGGTGCTGCCGACGTCGCGCGTCCAGGCCACCACCAGGGCGGGCATGCGGTCGTCGCGGATCTCGGCGCTGGCCAGCTCGGCCAGCTTACGGAAGAGGGCAGGCAGGCCTTCGCTGATGCGGGTGAGCTTGTCCCAGACGCGCTTCTTGCCCTCGGCGCGCACGAGGTAGTACCACTTCCCCTTGGGGAAGACGCGCGGCGGCAGGTGCTTGCGGTCATTCATGCGATGGCTCTCAGGCTGGGGCGCAATCTTGGCACATTCGCGGGCTTTGATCCACCACCTGCGCACACGGCCTCGTAGTGCGCGCGCTCCAGGATGACCTGGCCGGTCACCTTGGAGCGGCGCGCACGGTAGAAGCCGCGCTGCTGCAGCTCGGCCAGCTGGTCGCCCGGGCGTTGATAGCCCGTGATGGCGAACAGCTCGTCGGCCGAGAGGGTGATGCTCACGCTTAGGCTCTCCTGAACTCCACGACCCAGACCCACGGATTGGCGTCCCAGCTTCCGGGGCCGTTGATGGATTCCCAAAGGCTTCGATAACTTCCGATCGGGTCATCTGGAGCGACAACGTCGGCATCTTCGCCGTAGCATTTCCAGCATGGACACCCGAAGAAGTCGTCTGCGCGCTCAATGCCCTCTGCGATAGCATCCGCCTCGCTGATGTCCAGCAGCCGCTCGACGCGCACGCCCGTAACCTCCAGGGTGATGCGGCTGGCCCAGCGGGGCATGTGGATGCTGGGGCGCCACTTGCTGGGACCAACTGGCCCCATGCCGTATTTCTGCTCGGCAAACGTTGCTTTGTAGGCAATCCGCCGCCGCCAGTAATCACGCAGCGGGTGGCCGTCTTGCAGCATTTCGGCTCGGTAGACCCCGCACGGGCCGGCCTTGCCGTCATCGTTATGGTCGCTGTCGTAGTCCTCGCCACTGCCATCTGGGTCGAAGTAGGCCCACGTCTCCCGCACCCAGAGCCTGTCGCCGGGCTGGCCGTAGGGGCACGGCACCGGCTGGATGTCGTTCTCCTTCATGTTCAGCGGAGCGCCGCCGCTGCTCACATAGTTGAAGCCCTTGGCAACCCGCCGCGTCTGCGTTTTGGTGCCGAGCAATAGCGATCTGACCATGGCCGCGGTGAATAGAATTGGGCGTTCACGCATGATGGAAGAGAGGAAAATCTTGAAGAGAACTCTCAGAGACGGCCAGTTTTTGATTCATGGCTACGGTCAGGCGCTCCAGGATGGCCGCTGGGGTGCGAAGTGTGTTGTCACGGAGCATCGTGCCGGCGAGGCAATCGATCACATGATTGATTGCGGTGCCGTGTATAGAGCGGCTCAGGATGACGCCGCTGCAGCCGGGCTTGAGATCGGAGTCCGTTGGGTGGACAAGAATTTCCCCTTGTAGGCGCTTCACGCTGCCATCTCCTGTAGATCACGCACCAGCGTGACGTTCGCACCCGCCAGGCGTGCCTTGTTGGTGGCTTGGTCGATGGCGGCGCGGTACTCGGCGCGGCCGAGTTGGTGGATCTGGAAGGCGTGGAGATCCTGGAAGGTCTGCAGGGCGTCCAGCTCGTGGTACCAGAGCGCGGTGCAACGCCAGGTGCCGGTGGCCATGGCGCGGTCGTAGATGGCCTGCAGGGCCACCGTGGCGGTGTTCAGGTGCTCTGACAGGCCGCGCACGATGCCCTGGCGCTCTATGGCCTTGGCCACGTCCACAGCGCCGGCGGCGATGGACCATTGCAGTTCGGTGGCCACGCCCTCGCGCAGCGCCTTGATGGCCTGGCGCAGCATGCCGAGCACCTCTTCGCGGTCTGCCCGGGCGGGCTTGGCGGCGCGGTGCATGGCAAGCTCCAGCGTGTTGATGGCGATGGGGCGCGGGCGGTAGGCCTTGCGGGGTTTGTGGCTGCGGCTCATGAACGCACCCGCTTTTCCCGAACGTGTACCTCGTAGTCCGCGTGGCCCATGGCCAAGGGGTGAAGTGGTGTGCGTTCGATGGTGACAACTTTGCCAAGGCTGTCGGCCAGGTCGATCAGTTCCTTGGCGCTGCGGTGTATCCGGTCGCCTTCGGTGATGGTTTCAAGACGTGCTGCAGGCTCCAGCTTGGGCCGCCAGAGGAGAGGGTGCGCTGGCCACAGGTCGCCGTTCATCTCCAGTTCGGCGTGCAGCCAGGCGCGCAGGGCTTCGCTTGTGAGGAGTGTTTTGGCCTTGGCGGTGGGTGTTTTGTGGATGGCCTGCAGGGTGGTGTTGAAGAGCTCGGTGTGAGCGCTGCGCTCAGTCTTGTGGGTAATTTCCTTTTGCAGCCCCTGCAGTTCCTCTTCGAGCTGCTGCAGGTTCTTGACTTGAGAAGCCTCGGCCTGCTCGGGCTTGATGAGGCCTTTGGCCAGCAGGATGGCTTCGGCCTCGTCTTCGGGCACCAGCTCCATGGCCTCCTGGGTCTTGGGGTGAATGAAGAGGATGGGCGCGGGGGCGTCTTTGCCCAACGCCTGGCCCAGGGTAGTGGGGCGTTCTCCGTCTTCGCTCAGGTCCGGGCGCTTGCCGTTGACCTGGAAGCCCCAGGTGCCACGCTTGCGGCCGGTGATGAAGAGCGTCCACACGCCGCCGGGGCTGACTTTGCTGATGCGGTGGTATTGGCCGAAAAGAAGGGGGCCGGTATAGCCTGCATTCCGGTTGAGGACGGCGCGCCGTGGGCCGTAATAGCCGCGAGGCGGAGCAGATGAACGCGGGCGGTAGATTTCGACGCAGTGCTGGGTAATCTTCTCGCCCAACGCGCGCTTGACAGTGCGCGGCATCTGCACCTGGGCCTTGATGGCCAGATCGAGCAGGCGCACGCCAGTGCGGTGGATGGGGAGTTCGGTATGCAGGGCCATGGGCTTAGCTCAAAAGGACTGAAGGACCAAAGGGCTCAGACTCTGCGGACGGCAACAGCCGAGCCTTCGTAGCTCTTGTGGTCGTGGTCGCTCTGGTAGCCGTCGCCGAAGTTGCAATCCCAGGCGGAGGAGGCGTCGTTCTCGTGCGTTTCGCTGGACCAGTGCCACGCAGGCTGCAGGTACGGCTTGCAGTTGGCGTAGAGCAAGGCTTGCTCCTGGCGGGTAGGCAGCGCTCCGTTGACGCTGGCAGCCCAGTCCATGGCGGCTTGCCAGTTCAAGTCGCCATCAGGGCGCTGAGCCATCAGCACCAGGTGGTGCTTGTGCTGGCCGTCTTCGTTCAGCGCGGCACCGGCGTAATGCTCGCCAGGCTGCAGTTCGATGGTGCGGCCTTCGATCTCGATTTCAGTGGTCTTCCGGTCCTGTGTGGTCAGCTGCGCGATCATGGCCGCAAGCTCGGTTTGCTTGGCCTGGACGGCTTCAAGGGTGATGGTGGGCATGGTTGGCTCCTGTGGGTTGAAAGGACTGAAGGACTCAGGCGGTGAGGGGAATCAAGCGGACGGCAACAGCCGAGCCTTCGTAGCTCTTGGGGTAGATGCTCTGGTCGCCGTTGAGGAAGTAGCAATACCAGGCGAAGGAGGCGTCGTCTTCCTCTCTGGTCCAGTGCCAGCGGGGTTGTAGCTTGTCTTTGACGTTGGCGAAGAGCAGTGCGGCCACGGGGCGTGTGGGCAGTTCACCGCCTTGCTTTTCGGCCCATGCCAGGGCTTTCTTCCAGGTGAGGTTGGTGCCCTGTTCGTGCAGCAGGACGACGGCGCAGTGCGTGCCGTCTTTGAGGGTTGTGACGCCGGCAAAGATACCGCCTTCGAGTTGGGCGCCCAGAGCAGGCAGGGATGCGATGTTCATGGTGATTTCCTTTGAGTGAGGGATAAGGGGATCAGGGATTGATGGGTTTTTTGACCAGCAGCTCGGGCTGCAGGCGGGGGAGGTCGCGCTTCATACGGCGACTCCATTCAGTGCTACGTTGGTGGCAAGGCAATCAACGACTGCCGGCGGAGCGAGGCACTCATTCACGAGCTGAGGAATGCGCTCGCGCAGCTCTGGGCGCATGGCTGCGTAGTCCACACAGTGCAGCGCGCGCAGCAGCTTGTACGCTTCGGAATGGCGCGGAGCATTGAGGATGTCCATGACGGGGTCCAAATGGCAGATGGAGAAGTACGACGCGGTAAACAGGTGATCAAGCGCCTGAGTCACCACCAGGCGCCGGACCTCCGGCAGGCCGGCCAAGGCGGGCGCGTGCTGCGTCGACCCAGGCGGACACCAGGTGGGGCCAGAGCTGGTTGATTCCGTCCAGCCGCCCGCGCTCGTATTCGAGCCGGCGGTCTTGTTTGCTGAGCCAGTGGCCCGCGATGAATCCGAGCGCGAAGCCCGCGATAAGAGTTGCAGCAACATCGAAGTACTCCATGATTAAGTGCCTTGTTGATCCAGACCGAGGTAGGTGCGCCACGGCACTTTCTTGCCGTTGACCTGGAAGCCCCAGGTGCCACGCTTGCGGCCGGTGATGAAGAGCGTCCACACGCCGCCGGGGCTGACTTTGCTGATGCGGTGGTATTGGCCGAAAAGAAGGGGGCCGGTATAGCCTGCATTCCGGTTGAGGACGGCGCGCCGTGGGCCGTAATAGCCGCGAGGCGGAGCAGATGAACGCGGGCGGTAGATTTCGACGCAGTGCTGCTCGATGTCAGCTTTGCCGCACGAATCGTAGGGACGTTCTTCCTGGTACCAGCCGCGCAGCACGATGGTGCGGGCGTTCCACGGGTGGTCGTGCATGTCGCGGTCCTGATCGGGGCGGCAGATGTGGTGGATGCGCACGCTTGGCAGCCACGGTATGCGGGCGGGGGTCTGCTCGTCATCAGCGCTGCGGCCGTAGGGGTTGAAGAGCCACCAGCGGCCCATGTAGACGTCTTGGCCGTCTGCGCTGCGGATATGGGTGTACGGGGTGCGCTGGGCGTGGCGGATAAGCCAGTCAACCAGGCGCGGGCTGCGGGTCAGGGTGAGGGCGATGATTTGCCAGATGAGGTTCATTTGCTGTTGCCCTCCGTCTTGGCCAGGGCTTTCAGCTCGTCACGCGCCTGCTCGAAGGTTTTCCTGTAGAGGCGGCCGGCGGCTGTGTGGAATGGGTGAGGACAGGCGGCATTGACGTCGCTGTAGCGCTGAGCGTCGAGCCGGGCCTGCCGCTCGATCTGGTCGATTGAGACGATCTGCTCCATGGTTCAGCCGCCCCGTCCGCGTTCGCGCATCGGGCCCAGAGCCATGAGGCCGGCCATGGTGACGGGGTCCGCAACTACTCGGTCGCGCGTGAGGTGCACGGCGTCGATGTCTACTTCGGCCGGCAGGGGCGTGGTGCCAGACCATTGCTTGCGGGTGCGGGCAATGATGTCCAGCGCGGCAGCTTGGGCCGGGCTGCAGGCGGCGCCGACGCAGGGCCGGTGGTCGCTGGTGATGGCGACGCTGCCGGCGGGCGTGTCGCTGAGGGTGATGGTTACGGTTGGCACGGGGTTTCCTCCTCGGGGGTGATGACATGGATGTGGGTGGCGTTGGCGGCCACGAGGCTGATGCCCACCAGCGGGGCCTGCACGGTGACGCGCATGCCTTTGCGGTAGCGGTGGGCTGCGGCCTTGGCCTGCGCCAGGTGGCCGGCGGGGAAGGGCTGCTCTACGCGCACGTGGGTGTGGAGCAGGTTGTCCAGCTCAAGGTGCAGGCAGAGCACAGGAACGTGGTGGCCTTCCTGGTCGAGCACTTTGGTGCGGGCCTCGCCTGGGCGGGTGAGGGTGCCGGTGTATTCGGCCAGCGCGGCGGGCTGGATGGGGGGGTGTGCAGACGTGTGCACGGCTTACTCCCAGAACCAGCTGGGCACGCGCAGGAGCCAGCAGCCCACGGCAAAGCCAATGGGGGCGAACACAGCCAGCAGCGCGCACTTGGCCACGAAGGCCTGGCAGGGTGCGGCGTGGAGCAGGGGTTCGTCGTCGTCAGCGTCCAGGCTGATGTGGGGCACTTCACCGGTGCGGCGGCGCGTGTCTACCTGGGCGCCACCGTTGCGTGTTTGCAGCGGGGTGGTGCCCTTGCCTCTGTGAGGGCAGTTGCGGCAGGGCTCCAGGAGTGCGGAATCAACCTGATCGGCGGCGCAGCATTTCATGGCCGTTTCCATGCCAACCTGAACAGCGTCGCAGCAGTTCATGGCTGTGCTCCTGCCAGCTGCACCACATAGGGGTCGATGCCGCGGCGGGGCAGGCAGCGGATGGCGCCGCTGCCCAGTTCTTCCCACTCGGCATTGCCACAGACGGCGCGGTAGATGACGTTGAGGCTGGCCCGGCGCTGCTCTTCGCGCTGGGCTTGTTCCAAGTCTTGCGCTACGGCCACCTCGGTGCTGTGGTCGCTGATGGTGAGGGAGTCCAGGTGGAAGGAGGTGGACAGGATGCTGGCCAGCAGTACGGTGCCGAAGGTGCTGAGCAGCAGGCCGGCCAGCGGGGCGAAGATGTAGCCGGCCTGGGCCATAGGAACAGCAGCACGCGCCCAGCCATGCAACTTGATGGCGCTGACGTCAATGCCCCAGTCTTCCAGGTCGCCGGGGTGCATGTTGGTGAGGTGCAGCGCACCGGCCTGCAGGCCCATGCAGGGGTGCCAGTCGGCCACTACGTGGCTGCAGCCGTGTTCCTGGCGCAGGGCTTCGGCGTTCACCACCTTGCCGGCACCATGCGGGGTGCTGAGGATGATGGGGGCGGCGCTCATGCTGGCACCTCAAGAGCGCCGGCCTTGCTCATGGCACGCAGCTGGGCGCAGGTAGCGTGACCTGGAAGGCCGAGGTCGAACGCCCAGCGCTCGATGTCATGCTGGGTGTTGGCGCCATGTGGGCGAATGGCGTCCAGGACGTTGTGGATCTCGGTCCAGCGGCCACGCACGTCCATGCGCAGCACGGTGTAGGCGGCTTCGAGGTTGCCGTCATCCAGGCGCGAGAGTTCGCGCGGATCGAGGGGGAAACGCCGGCCGTTGTAGAGGCTCAGCAGCAGCCTGGCGCAGGCATGGCCACCTCCTGTGTCGTGCCGCTGGGCAAGGGTGAAGACGCGCAGGGCAGCGGACAGCTGCTCTGTGGTGTAGTGCTGCAGGATCTCCTGCTGCTGGTCGGGTGTCTGCACTTTCCGCTCCTTTCCCGCCGTTGGATTGCGGGTTGGAGCGGATTGTTTAGCGAATCGCTACAAAGTGTCAAGCGAATCGCTACAAATTCGCTAAATATTTTTCAATGAGGCGCAAAAAACCCGCCGAAGCGGGTTTTCCGGTTGAACTCAGCCTCTTATTTGACGGCCCTGGGCTCAGTTGGCGACATTTCAACTGGAGTAGCGCCCATCCGATTGCCGCCGCCAGATTGGGCGTAGGTCGCTTTCTTTAGCACCCCGTTGGAGTCAATTTCATAGGTAACCGATGTGAGGTTGAAGTCTGATCCACCGGCGAAGGCTCCAACGATCGGGATAAATGTGGCACCTTTAACCTGGTACTGCATGCCACTGTAGGCGATGACCTTTGTGTTACCACTCAGCATGACGGTGGTGGGCCGGCCCATCTTCTCCAAGATCTCGGCTTCGGTGGTAATGCCCTCTTTGAACTGTAGGGCGGCATCCTTCGAGACCTGGACCCCTGATGCTGCACACCCGGCTAGTAGGGCGGTTGCCAGTAAGGCGGCGAAGGCTTTATTCATCGTATCTCCTCCTGAGTAATTCGATTATGGACTCTCTCTCCCAAACGACTCGCCCGGCTGCTCTTGTAGGTATGAAAGCAGTAAATCTGGGCGCCGAAGAGCTCAAGCTGCTCCGGCCTTGGTGGTATTGTTCGCGGGCAGCTGATGTTTTGATGGGGGTTCGCGGGTCTTGATGAACTGAACGATCATGCTCTCGACTAAGCCCTTTTGCTGAGTATCCAGCTGTGCATATTCTTCCTGGGTGAATTCAGTAAAGGGCCAGTCTTTGCTGGGGTACGGTCTGGGCGCGCGTTCGGATATCTTCGGCGGTTCGATGGCGGGGAGTGGACGGTCTGAGTCGAACCAGCCGCGTCCCAGATCAAAGGCATCTTCGATAGCCTCGGCCGCAGCATCGCCCAGGCTTCGAGGGCTTCGTGTGCCATCTTTCTTTGGGGGAAGTAATACCCCCTTGATGATCTGCTGAAGATACTGCGGGCTTGTTTCAGAGCGCACGGAAATAGTCTCAAGACCACCTGCAACCCCAGCGACAAGAAGCTGTAGTTTCCTGCGTCGACGCTCGTCTTTTGTTTCCATATCGAGTTTCTAGCATTTCGCTAGGTATTTGCATCTAGCGAATCGCTTGCAAAGTCTTAGCGAATCGCTATGATGGCAAGCATGAAGACCGAATTCAGTGCTGAAGAGCGCAGCGCCATCGTTGAAAAGACGGGGGTCAATGCTGCATACCTGTACCAGTGCCTGTCTGGGCGAAAGGACATGAAACCGGCAGATGCTGTGCGTGTCGAGCGTGAGGCTGGGATTGTTGGTCTGCGCTTGGCGCTGCGCCGTCGGGATGGCGGCGAGATCTGGCCCGAGCTGGCAGAGCAACTGACGCGGCAGGTCGGGTCCGGTGAAACAAGCGCGGCCATCTAACCAGGCCATCCCATGCTCTGCCGTCAATTTCCACCCACCCGCCACCATCAAATCCGGTGCGCCCGAACGGTTGTTTGTCTCCCCCTGGCTGCGCGCGGGAAGGTGCGCGGCCATTGGTGTGCCGGGGCGGCGGGTGGGCTTTTTCATGTGCATGACTGCAGTGTGTTTTTTTTGCCCGAAACGGTCACCCCTAATCACCCCTAAAAATTACGGAGGCTTGGATGAAGCTGTTCTACGACGACGAATTTGATGCCATTGCCACGGCGATCGGTGAGAGTGGCAAGCCGTTCAAGCTGGTGGCTGCGCATATCTTCCCGGACATGAAACCGGAGTCTGCTTACGCCCGACTCAAGGAATGCTGCAGCCCGACGGGTGACCAACGGCTGACGTTTGGCCAGGTGCTCCGGCTCATGAAGTTTTGCGAGAGGTACGACCCGCTGTACCACGCCTGTGACGATACGTTGCATGCCCGCCCAGACCGCAAGGCGCCGGAGGATGAAGCGGTCAAGCTGGTGGAAGTTATCAGCAACGCTGCAAGCACCATGGAACGGGCGATGAAGGCGCTCGACCATATCCAGGTGCGTGGCGGCATTCGGGTTGTCGGCTGATGCAGCCCGCCAGCCAGCTTGAAGTCGGCGGCGTCTACCGTTTGCTCAGCGGTCGATTTGCCTTGCTTTTGGAGCAAGACTCCGGCGAGTGCCTATTCCACCACGTGGATGTACACCGGGCGCGTGAGGTTCCAGACGGTCAACTTACCCTGTCGCCGGTCGCGGCCAATCGTTGCCGGTTGGCTTGGCATCCCCATCAGTGGGCGCAGCGCGTGAAAGAGCGACAGGATCTGGAGACGAAACGCCAGGCAGACCTGGATCGATGGGGAATCGGGGGGGCATATGCGACCGCAAAGTGATGCCCGCCGGACGATCGTTGACACGATCCAGACCACAGGGCGGGCCGAATTGTGCGATGTGGTCCGTTTGACAGGGCTGGAGTACACAAAGGCGCGCCAGGTGCTGAGCAATTGCGTACGGGCGGGCGAGTTGACCTACAAACTTGAACCCAGGCCGCACGCACGCCGACCGGTAGCGGTGTACGAGCCTGCCGCCGTGCTGGATGAATTGAACGACGGCGCCTGCTGGCATGAGTTGGCTGGGTGCATGGCTGGGTGGCGCTGACCCGAGAAATTCAATGCAAAACAAGAAAATCAATGTGCTGGAGACACCGGCCGGGAATAGTGCCCCCTGCAGCGGAGGCGCGGACGCATGACGCAGCGGGACCGTCTTCCCCCCATTAATTTCAAGGCGCTGAATGACGCGCTGCTGGCCATGGGTGAGTCTCTCCTGGCCAGTTGGCTGCCTGGTGGCGCCAAGCTACCTGGCAGCCAGGAGTACGCCTGTGCCGGCCTGAGCGGTGGCAAGGGCAGCAGCTGCAACGTGAACTTGAAGAAGGGCATCTGGAAGGACTTTGCAACCGATGAGGCAGGGCCTGACCTGGTGAGCCTGTACGCGGCCATTCACGGGCTGAGTCAACAGATGGGCAAGGCCGCGGTGCAGGTAGCCCGTGACTATGGCCTTGAGGATGTGGCCGGCGTGACGCGCGACGGTGAGCATAAGCCACCACCGCCCAGGCCAGCACCAGCGCCAGCACAGGCCACAAAACAGGACAGCGGGGAGGGTTGGCGCACCGCGATGCCGGTGCCGGAGAGCGCACCGCAGCCAACCTTCAAGCACCAGTACCGGGCGGTGAGCGATATCGAGCATAAGGCCGCATACCGCAAGGATGGTCATTTGCTGGGGTATGTTGTGCGCTTCCGTACAAGCGATGGTGGCAAGGAAACGCTGCCATACACCTGGTGCACCAGCAGCCGGGACGGTGCCAGTCGCTGGCATTGGAAGCAGTGGGATGAACCGCGGCCGCTGTTCTTCCCGGGCGGTGTATCACCCGGCGCCTTGTATGACGAAGGCAAGCCGCCGCGCACGGTGGTGCTGGTGGAGGGCGAGAAAAAGGCCGAGGTGCTGCAGACGTTACTGGACGCTGGTGCGCCGGGTGTGTACTTGGTGGCCAGCTGGCCGGGTGGCTGCAAGGCGTGGAAGAAAGCGCTGTGGGAGTGGCTGGCTGGCTGCACGGTGCTGCTCTGGCCGGACTGCGATGCCAAGCGCGTGCCGCTGACCAAGAAGGAGCGCGATGCCTGCTTGGACGATGTAGCCCGCGAGACTGCGCAGGCCATGCAGCCGCTGCTGCCCGAGCAGGATCAGCCTGGTATGAAGGCCATGCTGGGCATTGGTGCGCTGCTGCGAGATTCTCACGTATGTACAGTTCAGCTGCTGCCTATCCCCAAGCCGGGCGAGGTGGCTGACGGCTGGGATTGTGGCGATGCCATCAATGCAGACGGCTGGGACTTCGATCGCGTGCTGGCCTTCTTTGGCCAGGCGCAGCCCTTGCCCGCGGGCGCGCAAACTCCTGGGCCTTCAGCGGCAGCGGGTGGATCGGGCGGGGGCAAAAAAATCGACGGCCCCGTTGACACTGAGGGCGGCGATCATGGCGATGACGATGACCTTGTGATGTGCGGCGGGCGCAAGGTGCCGCGCTGGCTGTCGTTCTACTGGGATCCGAATAAGGAGCGATGGCATACCTCGCGCAAGCTGGTCATCACAGCCCTGGAGCGTGACCCATTGCTGGTGGATGTGCTGGGCCTGAACGAGCTGAGCAGCAACATCGAGGCCCGGATTGACTGGCCCTGGATGCACGGCAAGTCGGGGCCGATCAAGGGCAGCACGGATCTGATGCTGGGGCTGTACCTTTCCAAGACCTACGGCTTGCCCAGCATTCCCCGTGCGGCGCTGATCGAGGCCATCGAGACGGTGGCGCACATGCGGCCGTTCCACCCGGTGCGGGAGTACCTGACGGCACTGGAGTGGGACCAAAAGCCGCGCCTGGACAAGTGGCTGGTGTACGTGATTGGTGAGTCGCCTGAGACGCTGGCGCCATCCGTATATGAGTATCTCTGCCAGGTGAGCCGCTTCTGGCTGATTGCCATGTGCGCCCGGGTGATGGAGCCGGGTTGCAAGTTCGACTATTGCCCGGTGCTGGAAGGGCCGGGCGGACTCGGCAAGAGCACGCTGGCCCGGATGCTGGGCAGTGCGGAGTTCTTCAGCGATGCGCACTTTGACCTGACGCGCGGCAAGGAAGGGCAGGAGCAGGTGCAGGGCGTCTGGCTGTACGAGCTGGCCGAGCTGGCCAACCTGGGCAAGGCCGAAGTGAACCTGATCAAGTCCTTCATCAGCATGATGGTGGACCGCTACCGGCCGAGCTACGGCCGCACGGTGGAGACCTTCCCGCGCCAGTGTGTGATGGTGGGCACGACCAATGAAGACACCTACCTGCGTGACCGCACGGGCAACAGGCGGTTCTGGCCCATCCCTGTGCGCAACCGCGTCAAGGTGGAGTGGTTGCGCAGCCATCGTGACCAGCTGTTTGCTGAGGCCATGCAGGCCTACCTGGCCGGCGATCCATATTCACCCAAGCCTGAAGACGAGGAGCGGCTCTACGTTCCCATGCAAGACAGCCGGGTGGTGGAGACGGCGGTCACCAGTGAGCTGCAGCACCTCTTCACCCGGCCACCTGGCACGGGCATGGCCGAGTCGATCAACGAGCTGACGGAGTACGTCACGCTGGCCGAGGTGGTGCGGGCGCTGGGGGTGGATGCCGGCAAGAGTAGCAGCGTGCTGGAAAGCCAGGTGCGCGGCTGGTTCAAGCAAGAAGGCTGGCCCCGGGTCAAAAAAATGATTAACGGTGATCGGGACTACCGCTGGCAAAGGCCACGTACTTGGCCGCTGAGGAAACTCGAAGGCGAAGACGAACGCACTGCAGGCCAGCCCGGCGCTGCGGTTTCTATAGGCAAACCACAGGACGACGATGAACCCTTTTGACGTGACCGTCAGGGTATCCGATACGCCTGGCAATGCACCGGCTGCGGGAGGCGCGATTCGCGGCACCCGGTGCGCTGCCATGGCGGGGAGGGCGTCGCACGGGCCTATGACGTAGGAGTGTCCAAGTGTCCACAGTGGCCACGGGTTTCCATGGAGACCTTGGTGTATCGGTTCTTCCTTGTTTCAAGGGGTTGAGCCGCTGCATTGCCCGATGTGGATGAACTAATACATGAGGCGGGCGTGTGCAGGTGCATGCGCGCTCGCACGCGAGGGCATGTTCCCCTGTGATTCTCTCTATAGAAAGTGATGGACACCATGGACACCAGGACAGAAGCTCTAACCGAGGCCGGCCGGATCGATGCGCAGGTGGAGCAGGACATAGCCGAGATCAAGGCCTACATGCCCGAGACCTACAAGACCATTCAGGAGCGGGCTGCAGAGCGCCGCGGTGTCTTCAAACTGGTTCGTGATGGGTTGCGTGGTACGCCGAATTGCTTCTGGGCCATGGAGCGCGGGCGCGTCAAGGGAGCGCCGTTTTCAATGCCAGGCATCCAGACGGACGTGGCGCAGGCCATGGTGGAGTTCGGCTGTACACACGCGTGCATTCTGGCGATGGAGGTCGACAATGGCGCGAATTGAAGGCATCCGTCACCGGCTGGAGAACTGGGCTCGGTGGTGCGCAAAATGCGAGGGTGGTGCGCTGGGCTACCCAACCACCAACACACTGGCCCGCCTGGCTGGTCGCGGTAGCGGGTACGAGACGGTCGTGCCGACCAATGATGTCGAGGCGGCTGAGACCAACGAAGCGGTCAATTCCTTGCGGTTTACACGCTCCCATCTGTACATGGTGCTTACCCTGCATTACGCGAAAAGCCTGGAGATCCACAAGGTAGCACGCGAGATGTGCCGGGCCGAGAGCACTATCAAACGCAACCTGGAGGACGCGGATGCCGCCATCCAGGCATGGCTGGTAGAGAAAGCGGAAAAGCAACGCGCGGCCAGATAGGGTTTGACAGGGGTTTTACGACATATACCTTTTCGGTACATTTCAGGTACGCTGTGGAGAGCGTGCACCCAAAGGAAAACCAGTGATTCAGATCAGCATCAAGAGCGATCTGGAGGCCACAGTTTCACGATGGGCACGTGTCGCTGGGGATCAGATGCCCTACGCCACAGCGGTGGCCTTGACCCGGACGGCCAAGGCTGCGAAGGAAGAGATCGAGCGGAAGTTGCCCAGCCTGATCGACCGGCCCACTCCCTACACCATGCGAGGCTTCCGCCTCTACCCGGCCACCAAGCGCAAGCTGGTAGCCGAGGTGGACTTCCGACCGGCATTCGGCAAGGGCACATCGGCCCGTGATTACCTGGCGCCTCTTGTCTACGGTGGTGAGCGCAAGCTCAAGGCATTCGAGAGATCACTGGCTGGCACAGGGCTGCTGCCGTCGCAATACATGGCGCTGCCAGGATCAGCTGCAAAGCTGGACGCTTACGGCAACATGGCACAGAGCCAAATCGTGCAGATCCTGTCCTACTTCAAGGCGTTCGGCGAGCAAGGCTACTCGGCCAACATGACTGACAAGAAGCGCGCCAATCTGGCGCGTGGCAGCAAGCGCACAGGAAAACGGGGTGTTGTCTACTTCGTGGGTAGACCTGGAAATGGCCGCTTGCCATTGGGGGTATGGCAGCGTATTGAATTCGGAGCGATGGGATCAGCCATTAAGCCCGTCATCATCTTTCTCCCAAAGCCGACCTATCGCCAGCGGCTTGATGTACCCGGTATCGCTAAGCGTGTGATCACAGATCGCTTTGCTGAAGAACTCAGGTTGGCAGTCGCTCAGGCAAAGCTGACGGCCATTCCAAGGCAGCAGATGAAGCTGCTTTGACATCGACATCAACTATCTCGGGTCCTCCCCCAACCCACCCCCACTGCGGGTAATTCGGACCCCATGGTTTGCGGGTTTGCAGGGTTTTTTAATTGGTTTGCTTTAGTTTGAATAGGTGGTGAATGGGCAGGTTAGCGCGTAACTTGATCGGTGTGTCGGTCAAGGAATGCGCGCGCCAGCTCGGCATCAGCGACACGGCTATTCACAAGGCGATCAAGGCCGGCCGCTGTTCCCAGCACCCTGACAAGTCGGTGGATGTGGAAGCGGTACGTACGGGCATGAGTCTGACGGCAGACCCGTTCCGCGGCGGCCAGCGCGAGGCTGGTGTATTCGGTGCGGTACCGACGGCACCAGTGGTCGGATCCACCGAATCGAGCGGCGGGAGTTCAGAGCTGTTCGCCCTGCCGGGCAGCACCAGCCAAACATCCGGCGGTATGGCCGTCGGAGGTGGAAGGGGCAACGCTCATACACCCCTGCTGGCCGCACGCACGTTGAGCGAGCAGACCAGGGCCGAGCGCGAACAGATCGAGCTGGCCAGGCTCAAGGGGACAGTCGCCGAGATTGAACCCGTCACCCGCGCCGTCTTCGATGCGATGGTTTCGGCCAGAACCGAGTTGCTGGCATTGCCCGACAGACTGACGCCCCTCGTGACGCCCGAGACCGATCCGGTCAAGGTGTACGGGATGATCGAGGTCGAAGTGGTTCGGGTCTGCGAGGACCTGCGCGACAAGTTGCAGAAGCTGGCGACCCAGCACACGACGGCCGCAGCATGAACTTGCGTGACGGATATCAAGCGGTGATGGAGGCCGCGGCCCGCGCCTGGGAGCTGCCTGAGCGGCTGTGGATATCGGACTGGGCGGACAAGTACCGCATGGTTCCCAGCAAATCCTCGCCGGAGGCCGGCCAGTGGCGCACCAGCCGTACACCCTACGCGGCCGAGCCGATGAACGAGCTGAGCTCGATGTCGCGCACACAGGAGGTGGTCATCATGGCCGCCTCCCAGGTGATGAAGACGGAGGTTCTGCTGAACTGGGTGTTCGAGTCGATCGACCAGGACCCCGGCCCGATGATGGTGGTGCAGCCGACTGAGAAGGCGGTCAAGGATTTTGTCAGTCAGCGGCTTGACCCGGCAATCCTGATGATGCCGCGTCTGCTGGAGAAGATCCCCAGCGCGCGCAAGCGCGACAGTGGCAATAAGATCACCGAGAAGAATTTCCCGGGCGGCGTGCTCTACCTGGGGTGGAGCAACAGCCCGAGCGAGCTGGCCAGCAAGCCGATCAAGAAGCTGGCGCTGGACGAGGTGGACCGCTACCCGGTCAGCCTGAAAGACGAGGGTAGTCCCGTCAAGCTGGCCGAGCAGCGCACGGCCAACTTCCCCCGGCGGAAGATCCTCAAGAGCAGCACGCCAAAGGTGCGCGGTGCTTCGGTGATCACCGACGAGTACGAATCGAGCAGCATGGGCCAATACTGGGTGCCATGCCCGCATTGCAGCGGTATGCAGGTGCTACAGTTCCCGAATCTGCGGTGGAAGAAGACCAAGGATGCAGATGGCAAGACGCATCACTGGCCAGAGACTTCAGCCTACGTGTGCGAGCACTGCGGCAGCGAGATCGAGGAGCGGTTCAAGCCCGCTATGTTGGCCGGCGGCGAGTGGCGGCACCGCTACCCCGAGCGGGCCAAGCGAGGCTTCCACATCAATGGCCTTTACAGCCCGGTGGGCCTGGGCTTCAGCTGGCCCGAACGAGCGCAGAAATTCCTGGAGGCCAAGGGCGACCCCGTCAAGCTGCAGACCTTCGTGAACCTGCACCTGGGCGAGCCGTATGAGGACCACTCTGACGCCGTCCAGGCCAGCGCCCTGCAGCAGCGCGGCGAGACCTACCCTCTGCGAACAGTGCTGCCGGGTTACCTGGTGCTGACGCTGGGCGTAGACGTGCAGCGTGCCGGCTACTTCGCCCTGCACCTTGTGGCGTGGGGCCGGGGCGAGCGCTGCCACACGGTGGATTACACCGAGATCCCGGGTGATCCGTCGCGCAGCGAAGACTGGGAGGTGATCACCACCTACCGCCGGCGCGCGGTGCGCAACGCCTTCGGCATCGACATGCGGATCAGCATGACCGCGATCGACTCGGGCGATGGCGTGACAGTACACGAGGCCTACAAGTATGGGCGCAAATACCGGCATGACGATGTGATTGTCATCAAGGGCGCCAGCAAGCCGAACAAACCAATCCTGGGGCGTCCCACCAAGCAAGACGTGAAGAACGAGCGCGGCGCGATGGACCGCAACGGTGTGGACCTGTGGTTGGTCGGCACCGACACAGCCAAGAGCGCGCTGTTCGCGCGCATCGACGGCGATGCCCTGCACGAGCAGCCGGCCGACCGCATGGTGCGCTACAGCGCCGAACTGCCGGCTAGCTTCTTCGAGGGCATCACGAGCGAGTACTACGACGCCGACACCGGCAAGTGGGTCAAGCGACCAGGCAAGCGCAACGAACCACTGGACACCTGGGGCTATGCCTATGCCGCAGCCCACCACCCGCGCATTGCGATTCACACCGCTAGAGCGGCGGACTGGGATGAGTTGGAGCGACTTCTGGAGCCCCGCGTGAACGACATGTTCACCCAGCCGGCCGGCCCAGCGGCGGAAGCCTCCCCGGCTGTACACACATCTGCACCGATCCCAGAGCAGACGGCACCGAAGGCGAAGACGCAGGAACACGACAACTGGGTGCCCGAGGTGCCCGACAACTGGATTTGAAGGAAACGCCACCATGGCCGGATTCACAGTCACGCAGCTCGAAGCCATCGAGAAAGCCATCGCCAGCGGCACCTTGAAGGTGCGCTATGACGGCAAGGAAGTCCAGTACCAGGATATGTCCGCGCTGATGAACGCGCGCCAAGTCATCCGCGAAGAGCTGATCGCCAACGGCCTGCTGGCCGACACACCGACCCGTGGCGTGGCCACGGTCACCGAATTCAGCCGCGACTGAGCGAGCGCACCATGAACCACCCCCAGTCCATCGCCGGCACCAACTTCCTGGACCGCGCCATCGAAGTGGCATTCCCCGGCTGGGCCCTGCGCCGCAGCTTCGCGCGCATGGGCCTGGAGCATGCACGCAGCTACGATGCCGCCAAGATCGGCCGGCGCACCAGCGGCTGGAACGCCACCAGCGGCAGTGCCAATGCCGAGCTGGGGCAGGGGCTCGACCGCATCCGCAACCGCTGCCGCGATACCATCCAGAACAACGAGTACGCCAAACGCGCGGTCTCGGTGTTTGCCAGCAATGTCGTGGGCTACGGCATCACCCTGACGCCCGATGACGCGCGCGAGCGTGCGGCGTGGAAGGCTTGGACGGAAGGCCTGGTCTGCGATGCCGACGGCAACGACAACCTGGCTGGGCTATTGCGTCTTGGCGTGCGCGAGCGCTTCAGCTCGGGCGAGATTCTGATTCGTCGGCGTTGGCGGCGGCCCGAGGATGGCTACGCCATCCCACTGCAAATCCAGTTGCTGGAGCCGGATTTCCTGGACCAGACCAAGACCGGCCCGGTGGGCAACGCCGGCAATATCTGCATCCTGGGCAAAGAGTTCGACGCGCTGGGCAACTGCGTGGCCTACTGGCTCTATCCGCAGCACCCGGGCGAGCTGGTGTCCTGGGGCGCGCGCAGCATCCAGAGCCGCCGCGTGCCGGCCAGCGAGATCATCCATTACTTCGGCCGCGACCGGCCCAGCGCCGTGCGCGGCGTCTCCGAGCTGGCCGTCAGCCTCATGCGCTACCGCGATACGGCGGACTGGGACGATGCCGAGCTCATCCGCAAGAAGATGGAAGCCTGCGTGGTAGCCATCGTCAGCAGCGACAAGCCCGACAAGGCGCTAGGTATGGCCGGCAGCGAGGCGGGCGTGGAACGCATGCGTCCCGGCATGATCGGCCGTATCGGCAACAGCGAGCAGGTCTCGTTCAACAACCCCATTCCCAGCTCCGGCGGCGGCGAGTTCATGCGCCACCAACTGCACGCTCTGGCCGTAGGCTCTGGCATCACCTATGCCCAGCTCACCGGCGACATGAGCCAGGCCAACTTCGCCAGCAACCGCATGGGCCTGATCGAGTTCCGCCAGATGATCGAGCAGGAGCAGTGGCTCAACGTCGTGCCCAAGGTGTTGCAGCCCATCCGCATGTGGTGGCGCGAGGCCGCCCAGCTGGCCGGCGTGTCCCTGGGCGACGTGGCCAAAGACAAGATCAGCATGCCGCGCAAGTACCTGGTCGACCCGCTCAAGGACACGCTCACCTACAAAGAGGCTATCCGTGGTGGCGGGCGCACCCTGAGCGACGTGCTGCGCGAGGACGGCACCGACCTGGACGCCTATATCGCCGAGCGCCAGGCCGAGCTGGAGAAGCTCAAGGCCGCCGGCATCGTGGTCGACACCGACGCCGCTGTCACCGAACTCGGCCTCACCGGCGCTGACGCCCTCAAGCATACGGCCGAGAACTGATCAATCCCAACCTGGAGAACCCCCATGCCCACACTCAACGCCCCCGAAGCGCGCCAGGCGCGCACGGCCGACATGCCTCTGGCCAGCCTGCAGATGGCCGTGCGCAACTTCACCCGCGCCGCCGATGGCGAGGGTGAAAGCGCCACTGCCGCGCCCGCCGCCCGCTTCGAGCTTGTCTTCACCACCGGCGCGCCCGTTCGCCGCTACGACTGGGCCAACGGCCGCTACTACCTGGAGCAACTGGATGTCTCGCCCGAGGCGGTCAACCTGGACCGCCTGGAGCGCGGCGCGCCGCTGCTCAACACGCACTGGGCCTGGACGCTGGAAGACCAAATCGGCGTGTGCGACCAGCCCGCCATCGAAGGCGGCATCGGCACCGTGCAGAGCCAGCTCAGCCGGCGCGAGAGCGTGCGCGGCATCGTCCAAGACCTGGAAGACCGCGTCATCCGCAACGTCAGCGTGGGCTATTCGCGCGACGCCATCGAAATGGTCGCGCCCAGCGAAGACAACGGCATGTGGGTCTACCGCGTCACGCGCTGGACCCCCATGGAAGTCAGCCTGGTGCCCATCCCGGCCGACATGGACAGCCAGGTCCGCAGCGAAGGCGGGCGCCTGATCGACCAGGAAGGCCACGAACTGCGCACCTACCCCTGCGCCATCACCACCACCGAACAGCGCGCCGCTGCATCCGCAGCGACGCCAGAAACCCCCGCGGCGGGGGCACAAGCCGAAACCCGTAACTCTGAAGGAACCACCATGACGAATGCAGCTGATCTGCAAAACCATGGCGGCGGCACCCCTGCCCCCGCCGACCAAACCACCCGTGGCGCTCCCGCTGCGGGCGATGCAACCGAAGCCGCCCGCCAAGCCGGCATGCGGGCCGAGCGCACGCGGCAGGCTGACATTCGCGCTGCCGCCCAGGCCGCCCGCTCCACGCTCGGCGCCGATGCCGATGCGCTGGCGCAGCGCCTGATCGACTCCGGCGTTAGCGTCGAGGAAGCCCGCCGCGAAGTGCTGGACCAGTTGGGCCAGCGCAGCGCGGCCCAGGGCGTTCGCGGCGCTGCCAATATCCAGACCGTGCAGGACGAAGTCGAAATCCGCCGCGCAGGTATGGCCGAGGCCATCACCCACCGCATGGACCCGCGCGCCAATATCACCGACAACGGCGGCCAGTACCGCTACATGAGCTTGCAGCGCATGGCCGAAGAGCTGCTGGAAAAGCGTGGCATCAGCACCAAGCATATGGCGCCGCTGGAGATCGCTTCCCGCGCCATGACCACCGGCGACCTGCCGGCCATCACCAGCAACGTCGCCAACAAGCGCCTGCGCTCTGCCTACGAGGCCACCGCCGTCACCTACAACCGCTGGGCTCGCCGCGCTCCCAACGCGCCGAACTTCAAGAGCGTGGACGTGGTGCAGATGTCCGCCGCGCCGGACCTGCTGCAAGTCAACGAACACGGCGAGTTCAAGTACGGCAAGGTGTCCGACGGGAAAGAGAGCTACAGCGTCATCACCCGCGGCCGTATCATCAACTTCACGCGCCAGATGGTCATCAACGACGACCTGCGAGCGCTGGACCGCATGATCGCAGGTTTCGGCGCCTCGGGCCGCCGGCTGGAAAACCGCCTGGTCTACGCGGAGCTCACCAACAACGCGGCGCTCGGCAACGACGGCGTGGCGCTGTTCCACAGCACGCACGGCAATCTGGCTGGCGCGGGCGCCGCCATCGGCCTGACCACGCTCAATGCCGGCCGCGCCGCCATGCGCCTGCAAAAGGGCTTGCAGTCCGAGGAGCTGAACCTCGCGCCGTCGTTCCTGATTGCCCCTGCCACGCAGGAGACTCTGGCGTACCAGTACACCAGCGCCAACTACGTGCCGGCCAAGTCCAGTGACGTCAACGAGTTCCGTGCTGGTGGCCGCACCGCGCTGGAGCCCGTTATCGAGGCGGTGCTCGACGGCGTCTCCACCACGGCCTGGTACCTGGCGGCCGACGCCAGCGCCATCGACACCGTGGAGTACATGTACCTCGACGGCAGCGAGGGCGTCTACATCGAGACCGAGTACGGCTTCGACAGCGACGGCGTCAAGCTCAAGGCCCGCCACGACTTCGCGGCCAAGGCCATTGAGTACCGCGGCCTCTACAAGAACCCCGGCGCCTGATTGACGCCACCCGAGTAACAACGCCCCCGCCGTGGGGCGTTGTCGTTTTTGAACCGTTCAATTTTCTCTGGAGATTTTCATGAACAACTTCAAGCAAGAAGGTGAAGTCGTCACCGTCGCCGCACCCTATACCGTCGCGTCCGGCGCTGGTGTTCTGGTGGGCAGCCTCTTTGGCATTGCCACCTCGGCTGCTGCATCGGGTGCTGATGTCGAGATCAAGCGCGAGGGCGTGTTCGAGCACGCCAAGAATTCGGCCGAAGCCTGGACCGTTGGCGCCAAGGTGTACTGGGACAACACCGCCAAGGTGTTCACCACCACCTCCACCAGCAACACCCTGGTGGGTGTAGCCGCTGTTGCCGCCTCCAACCCCAGCGCGCTGGGCACGGTCCTGCTCGACGGCGCCACCCGCTGACCTTTCGCCTGGCGGCTGGCATGTTCGATCCCGATAGCTTTATGGGCATCTTCGAAGCGCATGGCCTGGCCACGCGCGCCGTGCGCACCGCGGTGCCGGGTGATGCCGGCTTCGTGGTGGGCTTCGTTCGCCCGGAAGAACTCATCCTGGGTGATGCAGTCCACACTGCGCAGATCGAGATCGAATACGCCACCGCTGACGCGCCCGCGCTCGTCGTCGGCGAGAGCCTCACCATCGGCGGCATGGCCTACCGCGTGCAAAACGCCCCGCGCAAGCAGGGCGACGGCACCTTCAGCCGTGCTTCCCTGCAAGAGGCTCGCGCATGACCACGCTGATCGACCAGGCGGTTGACGCCTTCGTGGCTGCAGTCACCGGTACGCCTGAAGCCGTTGGCGGCGTCTTCGAAGACCGTCGACAGGCCTTCACCGTCGACGACGACAAGGCCATCGAGATCAACTTGCGCGATGCTGATAGCCAGACCTTTGGTGACAACTCTCCCCTGCGCAGCCTTGTCAACACCGTGCTGCAGGTCGAGCTGGCCATCTACACCCGCGCCGCCATGAACGGCGCAGGTGTGGAACTGCCAGCCCGCAAGCTCGCCAACCCCATCTGGGCCAGCGCCCACGCTCGTCTCATGGCCGACCCCACCCTGGGCGGCCTCGCGTCACGCGTGCGCTGGCGCCGGGCCAGTTGGCGTGCCGAAAGCGCAGCTGGCACCGCCGGATGGGCCGTGCATACCTACGAGATCACTCTCGCCATGCGTGAGCACAACCTGCTCGCGCCACAGTAATCCACCCCAACGCATCAGCGTTCACAGGAGCATTCACCATGATCACATTTGGAGCAGGCAAGCTCATTGCCGTGCCAACGCAAGATGCGGCGGGCGCCGTCATCGCCAACCCCACACCGGTCGCCATCGCCATCCTGCAGGACGTCTCCGTCGACTTCGACTTCGAGACCAAGATCCTGCACGGTGAAAAGCAGTTCCCCGTTGCCGTTGCGCGCGGCAAGGCCAAGATCGGCTGGAAGGCCAAGTCCGGTGACTTCAATGGCGCCGCCCTCGGCTCGCTCTTCCTGGGCAGCTCGCCCACCGCCAGCCGCAAGGCTGCGGTGATCGACGAGGCCAAGACGGTCCCCGCCGCTGCAGGTCCGTACACCGTCACCATCACGCCGCCTTCGAGTGGTGTGTTTGTGGCAGATCTGGGCGTCATCAACGCAGCCACCGGCGTGCCCATGACCCGCGTGGCCAGCGCACCTGCCACGGGCCAATACAGCCTGAATGTCGGAACCGGCGTGTATACGTTCGCGGCGGCAGACGCCAGCGTGGCTGTGCTCATCAGCTACGAGTACAGCATCGCTAGCAGCCCCGCCAGCAACCTTTTCACCATCAGCAACAACCTGATGGGCTACACCCCCACCTTCAGCGCCATCTTCTACAACCAGTACGCTGGCAAGACCCTGGCCATGAAGCTCAACCAGTGCGTTCTCGGCAAGCTGGCCCTGCCGTTCAAGAATGACGACTTCACCACCAACGACATGGACGCCGAGGCTTTCGCTGACGCCTCCGGAAGCGTGGGCTACATCTGCCAGTACTGAGCATGAGCCAACTCCCGCAACCCACGGGTACCCCCGCGCTGGAAGGCATCCCCATCCAGCTCGGCGGGCAGACCTATACCTTGCCGCCGTGCAGCCTGGCCACGCTCAAACGTCACTCGGCTGGCATCGACAAGTTCGCAAAGGCAGGCGGCCAGATCGAGCTCTCCGGTGAAGGCGTCGACCTCATCATCGCCGTACTCACCGAGGCCCTGGCTCGCAACTACCCCGATATCACCGCCGAGGCATTGGCCGAGCACGTCGGCGTAGACACCATGGTCGAATTCTTCCAGGCCGCCCTGGATGTCTCTGGCCTGATCCGCAAACAGCGCCAGGCGCAGTCCTCCGGCAGCACCGCCCAGGGGGGCGGCACGCTGGGGGAATCGACTGGGACCGCATCGTCGCCCACATCGTGAGCGGCACGGGCTGGACGTGGCAACACGTCCGGCACCACTGCGACCTGCCCACCTACTTCGCCCTGTGCGACTGGTGGCGGGAAGTCCCACCACCCGCCATCCAGCTGCGGCGCATTGCGCAGTACCTGGGCCTGAAAGAAAACGCACAACCAGGTGCCCCGCGCATGAGCAACGGGCCGGTTCACAGCTCGCCCAGTAGCGAGCAAGACATTGCCACGGCCGCCGCCATAGCCGGCATGCCGGCCTTCGCAGGCCGCCCAAACGACCCCATGTTCGACCTGATTCCGCCAGCACCCGCAAGCACAGAGGTAACGCCATGAGTGAACCGCAAGCCACAGGCTTCCAGGTTGGTGCCAACATCAACCCGTTCGAGGTTGCCATGCGCCGCATGGTTGATGCGGCCAGCACAGCACAGGGCCAACTGGCGGGCGTGTTCAGCAAAATGAACCAGGCGCTGGCCCTGGCCGCTGCCGGCTTGGCTGGCGGCGCCATGCTCAAGGCATCGGTAGACGCCACTCAGAAATTCACCGCCGAGTCCAACAAACTCGCCCGCGTGCTTGGTACCACCGCGACCGAGGCCAGCACCCTCAACGTAGCCCTGGGCGACATCTATACCGACACCGACACCTACACCGCCGCCGCAAGCAAGCTGGCCAAGGAGCTGCGCACCAACGAAGCTGCCTTGCAGGGCATGGGCCTGAAGACGCGCGACGCCAATGGCAACCTGCGACCACTGAAAGACCTGATGATGGAATCCATCCAGGTCGTCAACAGCTACAAGCAGGGTATCGATCGCAACATCGCTGCCCAGCAGATGTGGGGCAAGGGCGCCGAAGAGGCATCTTCCTTGCTCAAACTCAATACCGAAGTGATGGAGGCCGCCCGCAAGAAGCAGGAAGAACTCGGCCTGGTTGTGGGTCAAGAGAACGTCGAGGCCAGCAAGGCCTACAAGGCAGCCATGAATGATGTGGGCGACGTCATGCTCGCCATCAAGAAGGTGCTGGGCGATGCGTTACTCCCCATCCTCACCCAGCTGGCAGAGATGTTCTCCGCCGCCATGCCGGCTGCAGTATTTGCATTCAAGGTGGCTGTGAATGCCCTTGCCACGGCCCTCCAGGGTGTCCTGCTGGTGCTCAAGATCGTGTGGGATGTTTTGCGCGCGCTGGCTGACCCACTTTTTGTTCTGGGCAGCGCCATTCGCAAGCTCATCAGCGGCGACATGACCGGCGCGGCCAACGATATGCGGGGCATTTTCGCAAGCTGGGGCGACCAGTTGTCCGGCGTGTGGGAAAAAGTCAAGGCCGACAGCGCGCGCACCTTCAAAGAGGTGGGCAACCTGTGGAGTCAGCCCACGGCTGCAACTGCCCCCAAAGGCGCTGGCGGCAGGAGCGCCACAGGGCTCATGCAGTCCGACTCGCAACTCGCCAAGTGGACGGCAGAACTCAATGCCCTCAAGCAAGCCCATGCGGCCAAGAACGCTGCCGATGGCACTTACTACGAATTCAGCAAGGCGCAGGAGCTGGCCTTCTGGAACGCCAAGAAGGCCATCGTCACGGCTGGCAGCAAAGACGCCTTTGGCGTCCAGGCCAAGATCACCGAAGCCACGCTGGAGATCCAGAAGACGGCCTTCGAGACCCGCCTGGCCGAGCTGCACCGCGAGCAGGCCGAGGCCGAGCAGAACTTCACCCTCAAGGCAGACCTGGCCCGCCGTGAACTGGCGCTGGTCACCCAGCGCTTCGGAGCCGAGAGCAAAGCCGCCCAGGACGCCCAGCGCAAGATCGAAGACATCGAGCGCGCTGCGCGCGACCAACGGCGGCAGCTGCGCGAGATCGAACTCTCTGAGACCGTGGCCGCCAACGCACAGAAGGTTGAGCTGGAGCGCCAGCACCTTCAATTGCAGTACGACGCCGGACTGATCAACCGCAGCGAGCTGCTGGAGGGAGAGCGCCAGTTTGAACAGCAGCGGTACGCCATCCAGTCCGCAGCCCTGGCCCAGCGCCTGACCATGGTCGACCCGAACCTCAACCCGGTCGAGTACGCCCGCATCAAGAATGAAATCTTCCAGCTGGAACAGCAACACCAGCTGCAGATCAGCCAGTTGCGCAATCAGCAAGCCCTGGAAGACACGACGCGGCTTCGTGGCATGTTCGGCAATATCGAGAGCGGTTGGGCCAACGCCATGGCCGGCATGGCCAAGGGCACACAGAGCTTGGGGCTTGGCATTCGCAACATGTTTCAAGCTGTGACGGATTCGGTGATCGGCATGCTGGCTCAGATGGCAGCCAAGTGGATGGTGCAGCAGCTGATGATGCGATTTTTCGGAAAAGCGCTCACCATGGGCAAGATCGCTGAGGAGTCGGCCAAGGCGGGCGCGGCGGGTGTTGCCTCCTGGGCTGCCGCGCCGTGGCCTATCAACATGGGCGCCCCAGCCTTCGGCGCCGCCATGGCGGCAGCGGCCATGTCCTTCGCGCCAATCGCCAGCGCCTCCCAGGGTTTCGATATCCCGGCCGGCCTCAATCCCCTGACCCAATTGCACGAGCAAGAGATGGTACTGCCGGCCAAGCACGCCAATGTGATTCGCAGCATGGCCGATGGCACTGAAGGCGCTAGTGGTACGGGTGGCGCACCAGTCATCCACATCCACGCGACCGACGCGCAGAGTGTGGCCCGCCTGTTCCGCGACAACGGCGACGCGCTGGTCAAGGCGCTAGCCAGCCGCAAGCGCGACTTTGCATTCTGAGCCAGCATGTCCAACGCAATCTTCCCCACGCTGCCTGGCGTGGCCTGGGGCATCATGCGCAACCCCATGTGGGCCACGCAGGTGCGAGACTCGGCCAGCGGCCGTCAGTACGCCCTGGGCAAGCGCCTGTACCCGCTCTGGCACTTCAAGCTGCCATTCGAGGTGTTGCGCGCCTCGGGTGGTTTCAGCGAGTGGCAGCAACTGGTGGGCTTCATCAATGCGCGGCGCGGCCGCTATGACGACTGGCTGTACCTCGATGCCCGCGACAACACCGCCACCGATGAAGTATTTGGCGTGGGTGACGGCACCACCGTCACCTGGCCTCTCACCCGTTCCCTGGGCGGCTTCATCGAGCCCGTGGGCGCGGTAGACACCGGCACCGCCGTGGTCAAGGTGGCCGGCGTCACCACGGCGGTCACCTTCAGCGCAGACCTGGCGCAGGTCACCTTCGTCGCACCGCCTGCCGTCGGCGCGCAGCTCACCTGGAGCGGCACCTTCTACTTCCGCTGCCGCTTCCTGCAAGACGAGACCACCTTCGAGCAGTTCCTGGCCAACCTGTACAGCGCCAAGTCGGTCGAGTTCCGAACCTTCCGCCCATGAAAACCGCAGACCCCACTCTGGTCACATTCCTCAACACAGCGCGCCAGGCTCTGCAGTTCGACCTGTGGACGTTCACCCTGGCCTCTGGCACCGTATACCGGTGGACGGATGCTGATGTTGATATCACCCTGCCTGATGCCCGCACCTTCACGCGCGGCCCCATCATCACACGCGACAAAGTCAAGTGGACGCGCGGCATCGAGGTAGGCCAATGCAAGGCCACGCTGGCCGGCCCTACTGTGCCATTGGACGGCCAGCCGCTTTCTTCGTTCTCTGCCGCCGGTGGCTTTGATGCCGCCAGCGCGCTGCTGGAGCGCGTATACCTCAACGATGCAGGCGCGGTGCAGGGCGCGCTGGTATGGTTCACCGGCGTGGTGGCTGACGTTCTTCCCAGCCGTATGGGTTGCGAGCTGGTGGTCAAGAGCCCGCTCACCCAGCTCAATCAGCAGACCCCGCGCAACCTCTACCAGGCCGGCTGCCTGAACGATCTGTACGACAGCAATTGCGCCCTCAGCCGAGCAGCGCACACGGTAACCGGTACCGTCAGCGCTGTGGCGGTGGGCAGCAACCCGGCGCTCACAGTCACACTGGCCACGGCTGTGCCGGCATGCTGGGCAGAACTGGGGGCGCTCAGGTTCACCACCGGTGCCAATGCCGGCCTGGGACGCACGGTGCAGATCCAGTCTGGCACCGGCACTGGTCTGGTGCTGCAGTTCGCACGGCCGTACCCGTTTGCTGTGGCCGTGGGCGATGCCTTCACGCTCACCGCCGGGTGCGACAAGGCTGTAGGCACCTGCCAGAGCAAGTTTTCAAACCTGCTGCGCTTTCGTGGTCAGCCCTACATCCCGGTGCCGGAGACGGTGACATGACGTTGCGTGCGCAAGTTGTTGCCGAGGCCCGCGCCTGGCTCAAGACGCCATACCACCACCAGGCAGCCGTCAAGGGTGCGGGGGTGGACTGCGCCATGCTGCTGGTCAGCGTTTTCAAGGCGGTCGGGCTCGTGCCCCCTACGCTGGACCCACGCCCCTATCCGAACGACTGGCACCTGCACCGCAGCGAAGAAAAGTTTCTGGGCTGGCTCGGCCAGTACGGTACGCAAGTGCAAAGCCCGCAGCCAGGCGACGTGGCTGTATGGCGTTTCGGCCGTACCTATAGCCACGGCGCCATCGTGGTGGGGGCTGATGGTGCCATCGTGCATGCCTACATGGATGCCGGTTGTGTGGTGCTGGGTACCTTGAGCGAAAGCGCGCTGGCCGATCGGCCGGTGCAGTACTGGCGCGTCAACGGCATTGATTCGTCTGGCGAGGTGCTGCAATGAGTGGCGGAAGCACTGTCAGCACGGTAGAGCCGGCCGCAGGTAATCTGCGGGTACAGAGTTCGGTCTATGGGTCGGCCATCGCCATGATCTACGGCAGGTTGCGCATCAGCGGCAACCTGCTCTGGTATGGCGGCTTTGCTGCGATACCGCACACCACAACGCAAAGCAGTGGCGGCAAGGGCGGCGGCGGCATTACGCAGAGCAACATCACCTACACCTACACCGCCGCCGTAATGATGGCACTGGGCGAGGGACCGGTCAGTGCCGTGCGCACCGTCTGGCGCGGCAAGGCCAAGCTGGCGGGAGACAGCGGTAGCAGCGGCCTGAGCCTGATGAGCGGCACACTGGGCCAGGCGGTATGGGGCTACCTCAGCACCAACTACCCGGCACAAGCCTTGGGCTACAGTGGCATGGCCTATGTGTACACGCCGGCTTACGACCTGGGTGGGGACGCCTCGATCGAGAACCACAGCTTTGAAGTCAGCACTGCATGGGAGGCCGTCAGCACGGGGGATGCCAACCTGGCACTCGTGGCGCAAGACCTGCTGACCAACCAGCGGTCCGGCGCCAGCTTCCCAGTCGGGCAAGCGGGTGATTTCACGGCCTGGGCCAATTACTGCCTGGCGCAGAACCTGGTCGGCAGCCCTGCATTGCTGCAGCAGAAGCCCGCTGCTGAATGGTTGCGCTACCTGCTTGACCTGAGCAACACCGATGTGACCTGGTCGCAAGGGGTGCTCAAGTACGTGCCACTGGGCGATGCCGCCTGCTCGGCCAACGGCGCCAACTACACCCCCAATACCACACCGGTCTACGACCTGACAGAAGACCACTTTCTCGTCGACAGCGCCGACGAAGACCCTTTGCGCATAGAGCGCAGGCCGCCAGACGACGTGTTCAACCACGTGCGGGTTGAGTACACCAACCGGGGAAACGACTACAACACAGAGATCGCCGAGCGCAAAGACGCCGCCGATATTGACGAGAGAGGCCTGCGTACCAAAGGCACCGTCGAAGCGCACGCAATCTGTGATGCCGTCGTGGCTGAACTGCTCGCCTCGCTGCTGCTGCAGCGCGAGATGGGGGTGCGCAACCTGTACAAGTTCACGTTGCCATGGACGTTTGCGCTGCTGGAGCCGCTTGACCTGGTGAGCGTGACAGACGACTTTTTGGCGCTTGCGCGTATCCCGGTGCGCATCAATACCATCACAGAGACGGATGCCGGCGATTTCGAGATCGAGGCCGAAGATTGCCCGGTCGGCCTGGCCAGCGCGCCCGCCTATGGAGCGCCCGCCGGCAGCGGTTTCTCTCACAACTACAACGCGAATCCGGGTGACAGCAATCCGCCCACAGTTTTCGAGGCGCCGGACACGCTGACAACCAACGGCCTGGAGATCTGGATTGGTACCAGCGGCGGGCCGCTGTGGGGCGGCGCCCAGGTGTGGGTGTCGCAAGACGGCGCCACCTACCGCCAGGTGGGCGAACTCCCGGGCCCGGCCCGCCAAGGCGTGCTGGCGGTGGCGCTGGCTTCCGGCGATGACCCGGATGTGACCAATACCCTGACGGCAGACATGTCCATGAGCCGCGGCCAGTTGCTTAGCGGCAGCCAGGCCGATGCCGACAGCCTGACCACCCTGTGCGTTCTGGAGGGGGAGTTGTTGAGCTACCAGACCGCCAACCTGGTGGCTGCAAACCGTTACGAACTGAGTTACCTGCGCCGCGGCGCCTACAACACGGCGGTGGCCAGCCACCCGGTGGGGGTCTCGTTCACACGTGTGGACGATGCATTCTTCAAGCTGCCCTTCACTGCAGCGCAAATCGGGCAGAAGTTCCATATCAAGCTGCCGGCCAAGAATATTTATGGCGGCGCCCAGCAGTCGCTGGCCGACGTGAGCGCCATCACCTACACGCCCACCGGCGCGGCCCTGCAGTCGCCACTGCCCGACCTCACCGGCATTGGCTCCAATTACGTGGGCGGTCAGCAGCAGATCTACTGGGACACGGTAAACGACTTCCGCCAGCCCGATGTGGACTACGAAATCCGCGCCGGCGCCACATGGGATGGGAGCACCGTGCTGGGTCGTACGCCGCTGCCAACCTTTACGGCGCCTGGCAACGGCACCTACTGGGTGGCGGCGCACTACATGACCATCGGCGGCGTCAGTGCGTATTCCCTCAACCCTACGCAAGTGGTGGTCACCGGTGCGACCCTGGCGCGCAACGTGGTAGCCGTGTGGGACGAGGCGTCCACCGGCTGGCCAGGTACCCGCAGCAACCTCGATCTGGTTGGCGGCGAGTTGATGCTGGGCGCTGCAGGTGACATCCTTGGCGTGGCAGACTTTCTTGGTCTGCCGGATGTGCTGTGGTTCGGCGGTGTAGCCGCCTCCGGCAGTTACACCCTGTCGGCCGGTCATTCGGTGGACATAGGGCGCATTGCACCATGCCAAGTGAGCATCAGTTACACGGCGCGCGGTCAGTCTATCTACGACAACTTCCTCGCCATGGCCGACGTGCTCGGCGTGTCTGATTTGTTTGGCGCGTCGCTGGGCGCAAAGATCGGTATCCAGGCACAAATCGCCACTGCCGGGGATGACGGGGTCTATGGGCCATGGCTCAACTACCAGCCCGGACTCTACAACGCACGGTATTTCAAGGCGCGCCTGCTGGTGGCATCGAGCGATCCGAAGGTCACCGGCTTCATCACCTCGCTCGATTTCAGCGTGGATGTGCCGGACCGGATCGACCCCTACCAAGCCGTCACTTCTGCGTCAGCTGCCACGGTAATCACCTACAGCAAGCCGTTCAACGGGGGCGCCGGTATCGGCGGCCTGCCGCTCGTGCAATGCACGATCGTTGGCGCGGTGGCGGGAGACGACATTGTGATCAGCAGCCCCACGCTCAGCGGCTGCGCCATCGATGTCTACAACACCGGCGCGCGGGTCGTGCGCACGGTCAACGTCCAAATTCAGGGCTACTAAGGAACCATCATGCAAGACATTCATGTGCCAGTCACTGGCACCGTCGGCGGCCTGGCTATGGCCAATGCCATCAACACAGGCTTCGACTCGCTGCAACAGAACATCGGCGGCGTGCTTAGCAAGAGCGTGGCCGGCGGCGCCGACGTCACGCTCTCGGCGGCCGAGGCCAACAACGGCATCATCATCCTGGCGGGGGCCTTGACGGCCAACATCAACGTCATCGTTCCGGCGCTCGGGATGCAGTGGCGCATCGTGAATGGAACCACTGGCGCCTATTCTCTGAAGGTTAAAACCTCTGCAGGCACCGGGGTATTCCTGAAGCAGGGCACCTCTGATGTTCTCTTTTGCGCCGGGTCGAACGTGGTTTCCGCAACTGCGGCAAATTCACAGACGCTGGCAGCCACCGCCTGCACCACCACCGGCACGGCGCCGGCCTTTGTGGCTACGCAGTCGGCCGCCACCAGCGGCGCAAAGATCGTCCACGCCACCATGCACGCAGCCAATGCCGGGGTGGCTGCCACGCTGGCTGTGAATGGCGATACTGCAAAGTCGGTCAAGCAGTACACCAGTGCTGGCGCCAAGACGAACCCGACCTGGCTGGTCAGCCAGTTGTGCACGTTTATGGATGATGGAACGGACTGGGTTTTGCTCAATCCGCTGCCGTCCGCTGCTGGAAGCTATCTCACCGGCCAAGTCGTGCAGGTCGTGTCCGTCACCAAAACCGACACATGGTCAACATCTTCCACCAGCATGACAGATGTGACTGGTATGTCGGCCGCCATCACGCCCCGGAAGAACACGAACAAGATTCTGGCGATTCTGTCCATCGCATTGAACGGCCAAAGCACGGTTTCAGCGCACGCCCAACTCGTTCGCGGGTCCACCCCGATCGGAATTGGTGATTCTGCGGGTTCCCGCACACGATCCACCATCACGGTGACTGGCAGCGCAACCTACGTGTCCGGTTCTGCGACGGCAAACTTCCTTGACTCTCCAGCCACAACCTCTGCAACAACGTACAAGGTCCAGGCCATGACCGGTCAGGGCGCAACGACGGCCTATGTTAACCGTTCGCAAAACGACGCCGATAGTGCAGACAACGGCCGTGGCATTTCAACCCTCACATTGCTGGAGATTGACGCATGAGCACCAAGCATGAGGCCATCAGAAAGGCCTACCCCAACGCAGTAACGGTGGACGGTGACACGCCGGAGGCGACGACGGCACTGGACGCGGATGGAAACGAAATCGCAATCGATTGGGCGCTTGTTGGTGTTGAAGAGGCGGGCATCGAGATAACGCAGTTGCTGGCCAGGTTGAGCAACCAGATCCAGAAGCGACTCGACGACTTCGCGGCGACGCGCCGCTACACGAACGTGGACTCTTTGGAAAAGTACAAGAGCCTCACGGATGCGCAGATCGCCACTCTGCCTGCAGAGCTGCAGACCATCGTGCTGCGATTTCGCTCGGAGTGCGAATACCTGGTGCTCAAGACAGCCGAGACATGGGCTGTTTCGGAACTGATCGAGACGAAGGTGAAGGGCGGGAATTGGCCCACCAATGGGGCCGGGCAACAGCCGTCAGACATTACCGACTTCGAGGCCGAGCTGCCAGCGCTGGCCTGGCCGGTTTAAAGCCTGCTGCCCCAACAAAGCCACTTTCGGGTGGCTTTTGTTTTTTACCTGCAAGAAGTGAGGAGGCTTCATGGCTGAACCAGCATCAACAACTGCCGGCGTCACCTTCATCGCCGCCACAGCAACCATCCCGGTGCTGACCATTCTCGGCGTGCCTCTTGGCCTTCGCGTTGACGTGCTTGTGGCTGGCTTTGCAGGGGCGCTGGTTGCCATCATCCTGCTCAACACCGTGCCCGCCGTGGGTGACACCTGGTCGCACCTGGTGCGCACCACGCTGCGGCGCATGGCCTGGGCGCTGGCCAGCAGCGCCACGGCGGGTTACCTCACCCCACTGGCACTGCTGGTTGCCAATGTGCCTGAAGCACTCATGCTGAGCGGTGCCTTTGCCGTTGGCGGCGGCGCCAAGCCGGTTCTGACGTTTCTGATCCGTCGGCTGAGTGGCAAGGGGCCCCAACCGCTGCCCTCAGAGCCCGGGCAGGAGAGCCAGCCATGACGGCCGCGCTGCAGATCATTCACTGGCTGGCCGGCTTCATTGTGCTGGCCGAAGCCCTCAACAAGCTGGAGCGCACCTGCCCGCTCGCTGCAGGACTCAGCGCTCATGACCGGCTGCTGGACTGGCTTAAGGCAGGGGCGTGGTTTTTCCTTGCCTTGGGCGCAGGCGGAGCCGTTGCCGCGCCTGTGTTGCTGGCACTCGGCGTGCCGAGCGGAGCAACGCATCTGCTGCGCCTTGATCGCCCTACCATGGCCGAGACGGCTGTGCTGGTGGGCTTTGCTGTTCTGATTGTCCGCACACGTGTGAAGGAGGGGTAGAGCATGATTACGTCCTCGCAATACTTCGGCCTCTACGCCGACCATCCAGATGCCACCGCCGAACGGCGCTACCACGCCACGGCCATGCTGGATGTGGTGAACGACCTTCTTGAGGTGGCAGCAGCCGGCGGCTGTGATCTGCCGGAGAACCCCGACACCGGGAGCCAAGTATCCGGCCAGGGCCACGGCGGTTTCCGAACGCAGGACTGCAAGGTCGGTGCGAAGGATTCCCAGCACCGCAACGGTCGCGCGGTCGACGTCTATGACCCCCACCGGCAGCTGGCCAGCTGGTGCCTGGCACACCCCCAAGAACTGGAAAAGCGCGGCCTGCACATGGAAGACCCGCGGTGGACGCCGACATGGGTGCACCTGCAGGACGTGCCGCCGGGCTCCGGAAAGCTGGTCTACATCCCAAGTACTGCACCAGCCCTTGCCGCTGCACCGGCCAAGTGGAAGACGATGGTATGAGCGAAAAAACTAAATCCCGGCGCACCACTCCCGCCAAGCGGCCGCCGAAGGTCCGCATCCGCACGATCAACGAAGCCTATGCGCAAGAGGTGAGCGAGTTCCGCAAGCGCGGTGAGAAGAAGCGGCTCTACCCGGAGCCTGATCCGAAAGGGAGGTATGTGCCATGAACCCGCTGGCATGGCTTAACCCAGTCCGGTGGCTGCTGTACGGCGCCCTGGTGGCCGCGCTGCTGCTGGGCTACTTTGCGTGGCGCGAGCACCAGCGCGAGCTTGGCCGCGCAGAGGTGCGTCTGCAGTACGCAGAGCAGGCCAGCCGCACAGACGCTGCCCGCGCCGCTGTGGCCGCGCCCATAGCCCAGCAGCACGCCGAGGCTGTGGAGCGCATCCGCACCGTCACCAAGACCATCACCAAGGAGGTGCCCGTTTATGTCCCGTCTGATTCTTGCCCTCTGCCTGGTGGCTTCCGGGTGCTCCACGACGCCGCTGCCCATGGCGAAGTTCCCGACCCCACCCGCATCCCTGATGCAGCCGCCGTCCCCGCTCAAGACGCTGCCGCCGCCGTTGCCGGCAACTACGGCGCCTGCCGAGAAACCGCGCAGCGTCTGACCGATCTGCAGGAATGGATACGCCAACAGCAGGACCTGAACTGA